AGCGTGTCTTTTGTGGTACAGTCCGCGCGCCTGTACAAAGTTCGGGTGTTCCGAACAAAATAAGAGCAGCCCGACCCGTGAGGGCGGAGCCACCTTCAGAATTCACAAAGCCCGCCATCGCAAGACCGGCGGGCTTTCTCATTTGCACGCCTCTCAGGGGAGAGTCGGCCCCGCGCTGATGCAGTCGGGTTCGATGCCCGAGGCGTGCTCCACAGTTTCGGTGACAGCCGGTGCAAGCCGATCCGCAGTGCTTGGACGTTCACGCATGGCCGAGAGGCCTGTAAGCCGCAACGAACGCCACTGCACAGAGCCAAGGCTGGCTCAACAGCGAATCAGGCCCACCGCCGCCTGCGATAGCAGGACTCCGGATTCAATCCAACCCCGCTTCATCCGACAACGTGAGTCGGTGCCGCACGGGTAAATGCGGCGGTCTTCCTGCGAGTGCGGCTCCGCAATCACGAGACCCGCGAACGGTGAGCCCAGCGGCTTCGGCCGTAAATCCGATGGGAGTGCACCATGGCACTGACAGCAAAACAACAGCGATTCGTCGCTGAATACCTGATTGACCTGAACGCGACGCAAGCAGCCCAAAGGGCAGGCTACAGCGAGCGCACTGCACGGTCTGTCGGGTCCGAGAACCTGACTAAACCTGACATAGCCTCCGCAATCCAAGCGGCGATGAAGGAGCGCGAAGAGCGCACCAACATCACGCAGGACTACGTGCTGCAGACCATCTTCCAGACGATGGAGCGGTGCAAGCAGGCGACGCCGGTGCTCGATCGTCTCGGCAAGCCAGTCATGGTCGAAGACGAATCAGGCGACATCGCGCCAGCCTACGTGTTCGACGCAAAGGCGGTGCTGAAAGGTGCGGAGTTGCTTGGCAAGCACCTGAAACTGTTCACCGACAAGGTAGAGCACTCAGGCGCAGTGGCGACGCCAGATATCCGGCTGGTGTTGAATGGACCTCGAGCTACACCCGCAGCAAACTGAGGCGTTCCTCACGCCCGCAACAGAGATTCTGTACGGCGGAGCAGCAGGCGGAGGTAAGTCGCACCTGATGCGAGTGGCTGCGATCTACTGGTGCAGCAAGATTCCCGGCCTTCAGGTCTACCTGTTCCGGCGCCTGTCGGACGACCTGGCGAAGAATCACATGGAAGGCCATTCGGGCTTTCCGGCGCTGTTGGCCGAGTTGGTCGAAGCGAAGCTGGTGAAGATTCGGACTCAGCCGAGCAGCATCGAGTTCTGGAACGGCGCCAAGATCCACTTAGCCCACTGCCAGTACGAAAAGGACATGGTGAAGTATCAGGGCGCGCAGATCGGCGTGCTTCTGATCGACGAGCTCACCCACTTCACGGACACGATCTATCGCTACCTGCGCGCTCGCTGTCGCTTGGGCGGCATGAAGCTTCCAGCTGAGTTCGCCGGGCAATTCCCGAGAATCATTTGCGGCTCGAACCCTGGCGGTGTCGGGCACAACTGGGTCAAGGCGTCATTCATCGACGGCTCGCCACCCCTTGAGGTTCGGCAAATGCCATCGGATGAGGGCGGCATGAAGCGGGTTTACATCCCTGCGAAGCTTTCCGATAACCCGTCGATGGCGGAGTCCGACCCGAACTACATGCAGAGCCTGGAAGGGCTTGGCAATGCGGCACTGGTGCGCGCCATGCGCGACGGCGATTGGGACATTGTTGCTGGCGGGATGTTCGACGACGTGTGGGACAGAGAAAAGCACGTCATCAAGCCTTTTGCCATTCCGGCGAGCTGGCGCATCGATCGCTCCTTCGACTGGGGTTCGAGCAAGCCGTTCTCGGTGGGCTTCTGGGCTGAGTCAGACGGCACTGAGGCTGTCATGGAAGACGGCACGAAGCGCACATTCCCGCGCGGCACGCTGTTTCGCATCGGCGAGTGGTACGGCTGGAACGGTAAGCCAAACACCGGCCTGAAGATGTCCGATTCGGGCATTGCCGATGGCATCGTGAAGCATCAGACCGACATGGGGATTCAGGCGCGCATCAGGCCCGGTCCCGCGGACAGCAGCATCTTCGACGAGACCAACGGCGACAGTCCCGCCAAGATTCAAGAGCGGCACAAAGTGCGATGGGAGAAGGCGGACAAGTCCCCCGGCTCCCGCAAACGCGGCTGGCAGTTGTTGCGCGGCCGGTTGCTTGCGAGCAAGGCCGAGCGGATGGAAGAGCCTGGGCTTTTCGTGTTCGAGACCTGCCGCCAGTTCATCCGAACGGTTCCGGTGCTGCCACGCAGTGACCGTGACGCCGACGACGTTGATACCGACGCTGAAGACCACATCGCAGACGAAGTGCGCTATCGAATCCTGGCGGTCAAACGTCACACGTCATTCGAGCCGCTGAGCATGTAACGGACAACGCATGGCATTAAAAGTACAAGACCAGTCGAGCGAAGTAACGGAGATGGCTGCCGCATGGGCAATCTCCGAAGCTTTGCTTGGCGGGACTGCGGCTATGCGTGCCGGCACGACCCAATGGCTGCCCAAGTGGCCGAATGAAACACAGGCCAGCTACGACACGCGCGTTGCGACTGCGACGCTGTTCCCGGCCCTGACACGCACGGTATCGGTGATGACCGGCAAGCCTTTCGCCAAGCAGATCACGCTGGGCGACGACGTGCCGCCAAAGATCGTCGCTTGGTGCGATGACGCGGACCAACAGGGAAACAACCTGCATTCGTTCTCGGCTGACGTGATGGCCGAAGCGCTGGGCTACGGCATTTGCGGCGTGCTGGTCGACTACCCGACAGTCGCGCCCGAGCAAGCCCGAACCCTGCAGGACGAGCGGTCCTTGGGCGTGCGTCCCTATCTGGTATTCGTCCGCCATGCGCAAATCCTTGGCTGGAAAAGCGTGCGTGTCGGCGGAGTGACGACCTTGACGCAACTGCGGCTGGCGGAAACGAAGGAAGTTCCAGACGGCGAGTTCGGCGTGAAGTGCGTCCCGCGCGTGCGGGTGCTGGAGCCTGGCAGGTGGTCGGTCTATATGCCCGGAGCCAAGGCCGAAGACGACTGGACCTTGGAAGAGGGCGGCGTGACGACCCTTACCGAAGTGCCGTTCGTGCCTTTCTACGGCAAGAAAAAAGGCTTCATGTGCGGCGTCTCGCCCCTGCTCGATCTGGCCTATCTGAACGTCAAGCACTGGCAGTCGCAGAGCGATCAGGACACCCTGTTGCATGTGGCTCGCGTGCCTATCCTGGTCATCATCGGTGGTGACGAGCAGGCCGAGTTCACGGTGGGCGCGTCGACGGCTGGAAAACTGAATGCCGGCGCGGACATGAAGTTCGTCGAGCACACTGGTGCTGCAATCGGTGCTGGCGAAATCTCGCTCGACAAGCTCGAGCAGCAAATGATCCAGACCGGCGCAGAGTTGCTGGTCCAAAAACCGGGCGGCGACAAGAGCGCCACCGAAGCGAACAACGAGGCCGAGGCCAACAAGTCGGACCTGCAGCGCATCGTCGAATCGTTCGAAGACAGCCTCGATTCCGTCTTGCAGTTGATGGCGATGTGGGTAGGCGAGAAGCAGGGCGGTCACGCATCGCTGTTCAAGGACTTCGGCGCGTCGACCCTCACAGACGCTTCGGCGCAACTGGTGCTGAACCTGCAGCAGGCCGGCCTCATCACCAAGGAAACGGCACTGCGCGAGCAACAACGCCGCGGCATGCTGGCTGCGGACATCGTGCCGGAAGACGAGCTCGCGCTGGTTGCAGAAGAAGGCCCGGCCCTCGGCGATATGGGCATGGACCCTCTGACCGGCCTGCCGATCGAGCCCGAGATTGACCCGGTGACGGGCGAGCCGAAACCGCGTGCGCCTGGAAACGTTGCCACCTCGCAGCCTGTGGATAACTCGGCGCCCGGTGGCAACGTTGCCGCTCCCGCAGTCGATTTTGCACCGCTGCTCGACGCCATTCATGCGCTGATCGACAAGCCTGTAGCGGCTGTTTCGGACCCTGTGCCGATGGACCTTTCACCAATCGTTGAAGCGATCAAGGCCCTGCAGCCGCCTGTCGTCAACGTGCCGGCATCGGCAGACATAACGTCAGCCCTGCAAGCGATGGTCGAAGCGATACGCGCCATGCCTGCGCCCGTAGTGAACATGCCCGAAGTCAGTATCAATGCCCCGATCACGGTGAACGTGCCTGAACAGGCGGCGCCGGAGATAACGGTGCCGATCACAGTCACCCCGGCGCAAGTGCTTCAGCCGAAGTCGAGCAGCATCACGTTTCAAACCAACGGTGGCGGAGACATCACCGGGGCTTCGCTGACCTGACATGGCAACGATCACCAGCACCGCTGCGGGCGGTCTTGCTTCACTCGGAGCGACTTGGGTTGGTGGTGTCGTGCCTGTTCAAGCTTCGGCTGGCATAGCGGGTGACAAGGTAGTCATCGCCACGACTGGCGGCAACGCGGTCACGCTCGATGGCGTGTATTGGTGGGGCGATGACACGGCTACGGCGATCACGATCAACGCGAACGCCAAGCTGTCGGCATCGCGCACCGTCAATTCGGGGCTGACGTGCTGCGGGCAACTTGTGTTTGTGTCGCAACTGTCTTTTCTGGACGCTGGCACCGCAGCGAGTCCGATCCCCTCGGGCGTCACGTTCGACCTGAAACTAAATCACTCGGTCACGTTGGTCAATGGCAAGTGGGGCATGACGCTGGCCCCCGGAAAGCTGAGCCTACACGGTCTGACGCGCACCCGAAACACGGTGCTCTCGGCCGCCCTGGCGATTGGTGCAACCTCATGCGGCGTTGCTGATGCAACGGGTTGGGCGGTAGGCGACACGATCGTCTTGGCGCCGACGACCTCGTACCTCTCGGAAGATTTGCGCACGATCACGTCGATCACGCCCGGAGTCGGCACGGCGGCGACCATCGGTTTTGCAGCGTTGACCTACGCGCACACGTCGGGCGCTCCGGTTGGCAACTTCTCGTCTAACGTCAGCGTTGCCCCGTACAACGCGCTGTACTTCCCGACGACCACGCTGTACTCGACCACGGCGTCACTGGCTGGCGACTACCACGCGGAAAACGTCGCGTTCATCGGTCGTGAGATGAGTTACGGCATGTGGTCGTTCGCAGCCAACAACAACTCCAGCGCGGTTGCGGCATACGACCCGCTTGTCAATTGCGCTTTTCTGCAGACGGACAGCGTGTTTCGCGGCGGCGGGCCGGTGCTTGGATTCGGCACGGCCAACCAGGAGATGTCGGTCAGCGGGATTGCCGTCTACAACAAGGCGCAGGAGATTCCTGGTGTCGGGTATGCGAGCCGCAGTTCGGGCCGGACTCAGGTTGCGCTTAGCAACTTCGTGGTCTACCGCAACACCAGCGGGTATGCATTCAGCACGGGCAACAACACCAGTACATTCAACTCCATCACCGGATCGGACCTGAAGCTCTTTGGGTGCGACGCAACGCCATTCCTGCTGTCGACCATCAAGGGCGTTGCGATCGACCGCGCAGTGTTCGGGCCGACCCAAGCAACCGTGTTCGTCGGGCTCTCGAACTTCGGCTCGTTGGGCACGTCGAGTTTCACCAATTCGGACTTCGGCGCGACGTTCGGCGCAGGTTCTGCGGTCGCGGTGTTCAACCCGAACAACGCATACAACGCGACGGTCGCGCTCACGCTGAACAACTGCACCTTCGCGGTCGCAGTGACACCGGCATTGAACCTCCTGAACGGTGCTTGCTCGGTCGCAGTGGCCAACAAGAACGGCGACCCGACGCAACAGGCGATCTACGACAACGTAGGCGTGCGGAGCCTGAACAGCGACAGCTACTCGACGGATGTTCCGGCGACAGGCTCTTACCAGTTCGCGCCGAACGGCGGAACGGTGGCGGTGACGGATTCGGTCGATGTGTTCGCGCAGGGCGGGCAGATCGGCGGTGTAAATGGGTACTACAAACTGAGCAGCCCGGCGCCGACGAGCGTTGTTCTGACGATTTCGGGTGCCGGCCTTGCCGTCCCAGTGACGCAGACTTTGACGCTGACGCCGACTGCTACGTGGCTGCCGTTCCTTATCACATGCGTTCCGGTGGTGGCGAGCAATGGCTACACGCTGCTGTCTTGCAAGATCGATGTGATCGGGCCGTCAGGTTCGTATGTGCGGTTCGATGAACTGCAACAGGTCTTCGCTCAGTTCAACCCCGGCGCGATTGCGTTTTTCCGGGATGCGCGGCCGGTGTTGGGTGCGCGGACTCTCGCGCCTGATGTCCGGTATCAGCCGCTGCAAGGGCTGTCGTTTCCAGTTAATTCGGTGGGGGAGGCGCTTCAAAAGCTTAACGGCACGCTCTCAGCCAACGTCGTGCAGGTTCGCGGCCAGAGCCTGGTGGGCGCTGGCGTGGCTGCCAATCCTTGGGGGCCGGCCTAAATCATGGCCTCCGCGTGGGGCGCGTCGTGGGGTGCTGCTTGGGGCGATTCGTGGGGGGTGATCCAGACCGCTAGCGGCGGGTCAGTGTCCATCAGCCCACTGGTGCGCGAGGCACGCGAGCAACTAAGTCGCCACGAGGCTGCGATCCGGAAGAAGCGGGAAGCCGACGAGCGCGAAGCGGCAGATGCGGCAGCGTTCGAAGCAGCGGCACCGCAGCGCGAAGCCGAAGTTGCGCAGGCTCTGCGGGACATCCAGGCACGGTCCAAACTGGCTACGCCACCCAAGCCGGCCGAACCGGAGCGCGAAGTCCTTGTGTTGTCGCCGGCGCAGGTCGCATTCCACAAGGGAACGGGCGATGACGACGCCTTCGCGATTGATGCTGTTGCGCAATCGCTCGAAACGGCGAAACGGCTTGCGCAGGCCAAGGAAAACAAGCGC